CCCGCCATATCCAGGGTCTTCCCTGTGCTTCTTTAGTCGGACGTACCACTTTGCAAGGAACCCCATCCAACTGGAAATCGTATCCCTGATAACCGTGAAAATTAAAGGAGGTAGCATTTTCGGGTACAATGGCTGCCGGCTTACTTTGAACTGTATTCAGCAGGTAATCGCCGATTTTACGCGCCATCGCACCCGCACCGATAGAAGACGGATGCAAACGGTCCGGCATAATGGCCTGATCCCACTGGTTGCCAAACAGATTATGCAGATTAATAATACCCAGTCCGTTATCGTAAGCCAGCTGTTCGACTACCAAACGTACCTTTTCTTCGATAATGCGCGGACTGATGGTGTTCTTCTCGGTAAGGAAGCAACGCACCGGAGTGAGCAGAATCACCTGCGGATGCGAATCCAGCGAGCGGTAGGTATCGATAAGCGTTTGATATTCTTCCATAAAATGCTTTTCGTCTTTCCAGTTCTGCGGCTTGGTGTCGTTCGTTCCCAATTTAATCAGGACAATGTCCGGAAGAAAGTTCTTCGATTCGCCGTACACCCCAGTACGGACATACGGATAATCGCCGTCCGACTGCGCTGTTGCTCCGTTCGAACCGAAGTTGCGGACTTCGTAATCATCGCCCAAGTAATACTGCAACTGGGCGGGATAAGAGTTTTTCTCCCGGTTGGAAATACCTGCACCGTACGTGATACTGTTGCCCACGCACGCCACCTTAATGATTCGTTTTGCCCATAAGCCTGTAGGCAAAATCAACAGATAGCAAATACATGCCAAAAAGATTCTTTTCATTGTTATTTAGATAAAGTTGCAATTCACTTTTCAAACAGAAGTCCCCTGTTTTTCAACATTGCTATTTGGTCAGCAATACTTATGGGCTGCTTAGTGTATGTTATCATATGTATATAAAAATAAGTTCCGCCTTGGTACGCATTGTAAAGAGGCGTGGCGGAAATTGTTGATGCAAAGATAATGTTTTTTCTGCTGTACTGCAAACATTTCGATTTTTCTATCAAAACAAAAAATTCTATACTTTTGCAATGAGCCAAAAATAGTAGTGGAATATACAAAGCAAATTGTGCTGAAAAAGAAGAAACAGCTTAAGTTGGTTTTCCGAAGGAGTTAAGAATCAATAAAAACGTTAAATCTTCACCCTTTAGAATGTACAATTAAAGACAACAACCATATTTCTGACTTATCACCTATAAAATATTGATCAATAATCGGTTGTAAATATTATTGTAAAAGATTTGTGTTGTACTCCGTCCTTAAGTTCTCAATATAGCAGTCTGATTCATCTGGATCGGTAACGAATACTATCTTACCAGTAGTAAGTATCATCTTTTAGTTCCTTTTTTTCTTGTATTAAGCCATACGGTAGATATTCAACCACCGTATGGCAATATTTATTTCTTCATTAAATCAATGCGCTCTTTCAAGGTAAGAATGTAGTCGTGCATCTGTACTTTTTGAACCTCCATTAAGGCGACCTGATTTTCACCTGCTATTTCAATAGCGTCTTTTCGACCAAGGAACAGTACTAACTTATTATGTTTGTCCATCAACTCATTATATTCGATATACATACGGTCAAGAGGGGTATCAGCCACGTGGATAAGCCTTTTCAAAGACATCTTTAGGTGACCAGCTTTCATAACCGTCTTCATACACCACCTTATAACCTTCTTCTACTGGTTCCATTGTTTTTGGAATAGCATCAGTAGGTAGATAAATTTTTCCACCCTTGCGAATTGCTGGTGTGGCTTGAACTAATTTTGTTCCAATATACTTTTTCATCATTGTTTCTATGTGTTTTACAAAGCCGCCCAAGGCTCATTTCTGTTCCGATTTGAATTTATCTATAGTAGTCCTTTTATTAAAAATAGCCATAACAATCAAGGCTAAAGCTACTTTCAGTAATTGCTTTTTCCCAATAATTACAACATTACTACGATTTAGTCCGTCATTAGTCATGATACTGTACCAATTCTTATAAGGTGGCAGTACCTTATAGATAGATATTTTATAAATTATCTTCTTTATTACCATAGCTAATCTTCTTTTTCTTTTGATTCATCAATTACAACACCCCTAATATCTCTTTCACCAAATAATTTATAAGTAAACGTTCCTCCATAAAACTTTATGGTATCTCCCTTAACAGTAATAACCATTCCACCTTTTAATCTATGTTCCATGTCATCTTTACAAGATAACATCGTGGCTGTCATAAGTATAATTAATATAAACCTCATATTCAATCTCCTTTCTCTTTAATTCGTTCCAGCATATCCCTGTTGGCGTATAGTATCTCATCGAAAGACGGGATGGGCATCCATGCTACAACATTATAGGTCTGCAATCCATACAAGAAGGAATTAGCATCTTTTGCGTAGTCTTTTTCTGTCCTATGAGATATATATATTTGTTTCCCGTTATAAACTATTACTTTTTGGTTTAAAGAAGGCAGTTTATCTTCAACGCTTATCCAAGGTGATTGCTTTGACTGCCATTCGGCACCAGAAATAAAGTCAACAATGCAGTACGGTTCACAATGACGCTGCCTGTTTCTGCAATCATTGGAATATCCCCTTGCCGCTTCTTCTGCTGTCTGTTTGGTTTCTTCCTTTATCATAATTCGTCAAACTCTTTTTGTAATTCTTTTATCTTACTATCCAAAGCATACATATATAACTGAAAGAAATTTTTACCAAAAATTTCTTCCTTTAATGGTACATCATTGTGCATCCTGTTGTATGTAAATATCAATCCACCACCATATTTTATGTTAGAATTTTCAAGTGTCATCTTATGATCTTTGTATTCCTCTATTTTATTGTTTATTTCTATTGCTCTTATAAATTTATCTTTATCCATATCTTTTCTTTCCATCTACCCTAGCAGCATATACATTACTACTAGGAATAGATAATAAATTGTTGTTTTACTCATTTTCACCCACGGTTTGCTCTAATTGCCTATCAAATTCTTTAATACATTCAAATAAATAGTGCGCAATGATAGGTTGTACTGCATTACCTATACACTCCGTTCTGTCCACCCGATCGGGAAGCTCATTATGTTTTCCAGCAAAGCGGGGTGCGGGTATTGACTGTCTTGTTCTCCATCCCGGATATATTCTTGTATGTTGCCCCGATAGGTAGGGCTTCCGAAATACCGATCCCTGGCTGCACCGTGAGCTGTTGTTTTCACGGGAGTAGGCAATACAATATAACCGTTCCCGACCCTGTTGTATGCCAAAGTCGGTGCCTGATAAACATTGCCATTCTGCATCATACCCGATTTCGGAAAGGTTGCATAGGACTCGTTCAAATCCCCGAATAAGGAGCATTGGGCTGTTTTCAATGATGATGTATCTAGGTATAACTTCCCGTATAACTCGATACATCTCAGCCCATAAGCCACTTCTTTCACCGACAATTCCGACACCTTTTCCAGCAACGCTGATGTCCTGGCAAGGGAATCCACCGCTAATGATGTCAACAAACGTTGGATTTGAATACGTTCTAATATCTCTGTTGATTTCATGGTCTTCTCCAAAATTTTTTTTGATTATACTTGCTTGATACTCTTCATATTCGCAGCTCCAGAGTGTTTTTATTCCGGCGAATGCTGCACCCAAGCCGAAACCTTCTATCCCACTAAACAGAGAGCCGTGAGTCAATTTGCTTTGCTTCATTTCTATCTTGTTTTGAGAGTTATTCTTCTTTCAGTATGCTATCAATCAAGCCGTCTATTTCCTGATCTGATAGAAATTGCTTACCTGCGTCCTTTTGCTTCTGAAGTTCAACTTTAAGCCTATTCTCTATTCTTTTCAACGCTGTACAAGTGTTCTTATCAGGATAATACCAGTCGATAGAACTAAAAATAATTACTTTAATGTGATCTAATTCTAGGCTATCTGGGCAATGCTCATTGAGAAAGTATAAATCTTCTTTGATTAGTTTCTCATACGCCTCCTTGCTTATTTTTATGTTCATATCTGTTCCTTATACGTTAATACAAATATTCTTCTGGATCATATCCTAATTCGATAATCTCCTGTTTCAATTTATTGATATTACGTTTCCATCCCCGACGATCTCCCCTGACTTCCGGGTCATTATTGTCAAGCATGAGCTGAATATCCTTTATCTCTTCGATTTTATCTTTAACTGAATCATCGGTTGAGTAACATTCAGGACATAGCATCTTGCCTTTATTCAATTCTGATTCACGAGTAGAATTTAATTCTACCCATTCTCCGCATTTACTGCATGGTACTGGCATTTCCATAATATTCCTTTTTTTATTAGTTATGATTAAAATAAAAAATGCCTGAACTATCCGCCCAGGCACAAAAAAGGCGGTAGAATTGAATTTACCGCCTAACTTTAGTCTTAATAATTTTAATTATTTCTTGGTATTACCATATGGTTTGCTTTTATTATCATTACTTTTAATAAAAATAGATGCTACGGATACAAGTGTACTAGCACCCATAATCCCAGCAAACCAAGGTTTGTCTAAATAAAGAGCATAACCAGCAAGAACTATCATTACAACTATAGCTAGAAATGCGAAAAACATTCCCCACCAATTCATTCTTCCATCTCTTCTATCAGCTTTTCTAATCAGATTCAATTTATTGCTATCCATTTTATGTCGGTGCGCTTGCTCTTTTACAGAGGCATTAATAAGATAATCGACAATTCTAGGATCAATACTCTTATATGCAGCTAATTCTTGAGGTGAAGGTAGGCAATTGTCATCAACAGTAAAAGTCTGCTCTAATTGTTTTCCAACTCCATCGCCTGTTGCAACTTGTGTTTCTCGCTGTTTTAGTTCTTGTTTACCCATTTTTTAATGCAATTTCATTGAAAGATCTGCGTACATCCCCTTCAATATTTTTTCTGTCTTCCATAAGATTTCTCTTATCATCATTCCTATTTCTGTCTTTTTCTAGAATTTCTTTCCTAATTTCAGAAATAGCTTCGGAGTTCTGCTTATAATGCCCTTGAGAGGCATCACGAAATGTAGAAGCTCCATTTTTAATAAAACGTCCCACTTCTTTTAATATGCACATATTACCTCCATATTTAAATTATAATGCAAATATAAAAATAAAACAGTAAATTAAATGTTTTGTTTCCAAGATTATGCACATTATTAACCATAAAGTCACATTTTAACTAAAAAATTAATCGGTAAATCCAATACGTCAAAGAACAACTACCGATTTTCAGAGGCTCGGTTTACCTCCTTTCTATATCGTTATGAATTAATTGGCAGTTTCATAAAACACATCCATATTGTCTTGCTCTGTCTTCCAGTGGTATGCCCAAATAGAGGTTTAAAAGGGATAACAGACAATACATCCACTGTTTTTATTTCACTCTCGTTCCATTTGAATACAAGAGTGCCGTAAGGCTTCAAGACGCGCATACACTCAGTAAATCCATCGTGTATGAGTGACTGCCAGTCTTTCGGCAGTTTTCCGTACTTTTTAGCCATCCATGAGGTTGCACCAAGTGTTTTCAGGTGCGGTGGGTCGAACACCACCATGTAGAAAGAATTGTCTTCAAATGGAAGGTTGGTGAAATCGGCTATTACATCCGGCTTTATTTCTATGATTCTTGTCTTACCCCTGTCCTTGGCCGTAAGTGTTTCCGAACGTTTGTCAACAAATAAGGCAAGAGGATTATATTTGTCAAACCAAAACATTCTACTGCCACAACAGGCATCTAATATAAGTTTTCCATTTTCCATTAAGCTATTTCTTTTGATTTCTTCAATCTCAACTTTCTCAA